TAAGATTAGAAAGAAACTTAAATAAAAAACCTATATCTTGGGTTCATTTAGATATAATGTCAGATATTAGTAATCCTAAAGTATATTTGTTTGACGTTTAATTAAATATTAGATTATGAAGTTTTTAAATATTGCTAAAATAGTTTGGAACGGAGTTCCTAAACTTGACCCTATTATTGATACTGTTGCTAAGACAGCTAATTCAAAAAAGATTATAAAGAGCAGTGTAAGAGTTATTCAAATTATTGCCGCAGTATATTTACTATACAAAGGTCTTATTGAATCTGAAGACGCTGTAGAGATAATAAAAGGAAAGTAATTATATAGGGAGTTATTACACTCCCTTTAGTTTAGCATACCTCATATAGTCTTTATCTTTGATGTAGTCTAACTTCTTTTGGAAGTTATCTTTAGACCTTATTACATCTAGACCTTTTGTTTCGTAATCACTATGACATTCTATACACTCTATTAGAATATTCTCAGGGTCTAATCTTAACTCTGGGAATCTAGATTTAGGTAGTATATGAGAGAAATAGTGTACCCTTGGCTCTCCGTATAGTTTCTTGTTACAAGCTGTGCATACGTGTGGTCGTTCCTTCCATATCTTTAGAAACAAATCTCTTTCTCCTGTTTTCTTCATTACGACCTTTTCTTGCCTTTATGTAATCCATGACTAGCGTGTTGCTTCCCTTGGCTAGTAGCTTGTCTTTTCTTTCTATTAGCGGCAGCTAGTTTCTTTCTTCCTGCTGCTGTGCTTTTAAGTTTAACTATAGTCTTCTTCGGAGCGTATACCTCTCCTGTCTCTGATGATTTCTTCCCAGAGGGAGTTGTCCACTTTTGCTTAGTCCATTTGTCTAAGCTCATTTGTCTTTTAGTCTTTCCCATGTTCTAGCTTTTATATCCTCCTGCTGCTGCTTTATATTTTTTAGCAAGCATCTGAGCTTTTCTAGCAGACCACTGACCAGGATTACCACCTTTAGAACCTGCTTTAATTTGATTAAATAGTTTCTTTCTCATACCTGGCTTAGTGTAGTTACCAGATTTGTTTACTGTACTTCTTCTAACTTTCATTTCTTAAATATTTATTACCTAAGATACAAAAAGTCTACTTTAGCATATTCCTCTTCCAATCGGGGTTGGACTTAAATGTTTCGCATAATGGTAATTTATGTACTTCTGCATCTATTGGCACGTATACTGTGTATCCGTTGTCTGGTACATACTTACATATTACGAACATTTTGTCTTTTGATTTTACAATTTTAATTGAGTCATCTTGAGTTGTGAATTTGTCTCCTATTTTCAATAAATCTGCTTCCATTTTTTTAAGATAGTTAAATTACTTTATTCCTATTTTTTGTAAATCAAAGAAAACATCCGTGTGCTGTATTTGGTTACTATGCTTTGGAATTATTTGGATTGAGAATCCACAATATGACACTCCAAAGTTTGCTTGAATCCAAGGCGAGGGAGGAGCGAAAGACATATAGTTTCTGTAATCAAACTTAGGCTCTTTATTGTATCCTACCTGGTGTAGGTCTCCTTTATCAACATGAATGTATTTAGATTTTATCTCGTAGTGATCTATGTATTGTCTGATAAGATTTGAAAACTTATCATTGAGTTGTAGTGGCATATTCTTAAACATATTCTTCTTGTCTTTTCCATGAGCAAGAAGGAATGCGTGGTCTCCATAAAAGAAATGCTCCATGTGTTTTTCTAGGATAATGTACTCCACATTATCGAACATAGATTCTATAATCAATTTGATTGCGTAGTTGGCTGTGTATCCCCAATCTCCTGCATGATTGTCATTGCTCACACTTCTGAACTCATACCTACTTGCTGCTCCTAGCATAACGATATTAACGCAGGTATTTAGCTTGTGCTTTACATAGGTTTTCCAACTTTCTTTGTTTGACATATTCTGAGGAAGCTTATGACCACCTCTTGTCGTTTCGCCATTGTAACCATCTAGGTTATCCCCCAAGTCATCTACTACTATAACATCAAAGTTTCCATGAACATCTATCTTTTCTTTTATGTTCTCGAAAACAACAGATAAATGTTTTTTAAATACTTTCTCGTTGTACTTAAAACCAAACACCGCATCATCTGTGTTAGTATCCATACCTACATGAGCATCTGAAATAACAGCTCTAAGGGCTTTTTTATTTGTTGCGGAAGGATTTGATGTTTTTATTTTTTTAATATCTCCTATGCCTTCTTTTACGGCTTCTGTGATATCTTCAAGATCTAGGACTTGCTGAGGGTTGTTAATTTTTAGAGATACCTCTTTACTTTTTAGCCATGCTGTAGACCAAGGCTGGTCTTCTGGCATATTGAAACTTCCTAGTGTGTTTTCTACTGCTGTGTTGCTAAAAGAGTCTCCTTTTTTTTGGAAAAATCTTCTTATTGATCTTTCGTTTACAGAGAATCCTTTTTCTTCTTTTAGCCAATCTCTAATTTTAACTGATGAGTATCCTTGGTTTTTTAATTCTTTAATTTCTGAATAAAAATCTCTGATCTTCATTTTTAAATTACTATTTGAATTTACAGCCTTAAAATAGTAATTAATATATAAATGAATAAAAAAGAGGGTGTTAACCCTCTTGATAGTTTTTGATGTTTACTCTGAAGGTTGCTCTCTTGCCTTCAGGTCTTTTATTTAGTATCCTCCCGTTATCTCCGAAGTCTATTACCTCATCATATCTAGAGAAAGACATTATCTTTTGTTTTAATAATTCTTTTTCCTTTTCTAAATGTGATATCTTATCGGTAGTATTTTTATACGACACAGCTAAACCCCATTCATCATCCGTTCCCAAGCGGAAGGATTCTTCGATAGAGTTTTTATACTTGTCTTTGTAGAACTCAAGATATGACTCATTACCAGAAGGCTCAGGTTCTAGATTTGTAATTTCCCTATCCTTTTCTAGTTCATCTCCTTCAGAGTTATAGATATCTCTAGCCATAGTGACACGATTCCAAAACTTATAACTCTTAACAATAATATCTTGACATAGTTCTAAGTCCATATCTATAGGAAGAACTTTGAAGTCTACACCTGCTACTAAGTATGCTATCTCTGCATAGGTAAGACCAAGAACTATCATCTGTAAGTTAGTCTGACATACGTATCTGTGTGGTATTCCTAGTTCGTATTTATCAGAAGCGAATTGTGATACCATTTTTATTTCTAAACTAGCATCTGATTCTATCACCTCACCTGTGAATGGTGATACCTGTCCTCCTGGAATGTAAAAATCTAACGACGCGGAAAGATGTGGATAATTGATGTTAACCGCGTAGCAAGGTATCTCTATTTTAGTTCTTATCTTTTTGCCGTCAGTCCAATTATCTACCCATCCTAGCTCACTACCGTCATGGAACTCCCAAAGGTCAGATATCTTCTCTTCGAAGTGCAGACCATTGACTGTAAACTTACTAGCGAAAGGAGGGATTTCGTAATCTACTTTACTTCTAAAGAGCTTTACAGGATCTCCATATTCATCTAGGTCTAATAGAGTGGATATCTCTGATGATCCAATCGTATTACGCCTAAATAAATACCAATCCTCATTACGCTTTCCATCCTCTGTGAACTGAGGGATAAAGAAACCGTATACTTCTTCTTTAATCTGTTTCGCATACTTAGCGAACTCTTCTAAATGTGCAAGCTCCTCTGGGAGTTTACATCCTAATTTGTTTTTGTTTAAATCTATCATAATTATTTTGTCCATTGATTAGCCATTGCTTTTGCAATACCTGGGAATGTTTTACTTCTTAATTTAGCTCTCTCTTCTTTTGGTAATTTCCATGCCTCAGCGTACCATGCAGGCATAGTCTTACCGCTTTTAAACTCTGTTCTTTTTGGTGGTTCTACTATGTTAGTCGGTTTTAGTTCCGGCAATCCTTTTAACCATAAACAGGTTTTCTTTTCAAAGGCATCCCCAAATTGATAAGGGTTTATTATTTGGTTTGGCTTTCTCCATTCGCTACTCATTACACCTACAGGGTTTTCAATAGCTATCTTTTCACAGTCTGCATTAGCAAACATCATAAAAAAGTCAATAGCTTTTTTTCTGTCAGCGTGTCTTTTTATAGCTTTATCTCCGTATCTCTCTATATTAAACCACCTGTTACCTGTTACTGTTAGGTAAGTGCATGGAGGAAAAGCTATAATCATATCCCATTTTTGTTTTAATAGTTCTGTTACATCTTGTTGTAAGTGCCATTCTGGATGCCCTCCGCTACATGGAAGTATATCACAAGAAAAAGCTTCGTGTCCTTTTGCTCTTAATTCTTTTGTTACTGCTTGACTTTCTTCGCAAGCTAATAATACTCTCATAATTGTAAGGTTAAAAAGGGAGGCTCTCACCTCCCCAATATATAAAACAAGTATTCTCCTCTAATTAGAAAGGTAAATCATCTTCTTCTTCTTCTAAATCTACTTTAGATTCTGCTGAAGCATAAGATGTGTTCATGTGTTGATCTAATTCCGAAGCTGCTGCCTCCAAAGAAACTGTAGGCTGTGCAGATACATTGCACTCAGGTTTACATAGCTCTTTAAGTTTGCTTAGAAGTTTATCGTACTTACGCTTGATAACATCTCCTGTGTCTGGGTCTTTAATCTCTGTTGTTAAAGCTCTTTGCTCATCAATAGATAAAGCCCAAGTAGATTGCTTTTCACCGTTTAACCTAGTAGCTACTCTCTTGTACTTCTTACCATCTCTTTCTTGAGTGTAGAAAGATAACTCTATTTGATCTATCTTCTTTGCTCCTGCCAAAGTGTTTACTATAGATCTCCCAAGCGCAGAGGATAAAGATATATCTATCTTGTAAATAGCATCGTCTACTATTTCTAAAGATAGAAATTCTTTGTCTCCATACTTTTCAGAAGTCTGAAGGTCAAACTTCAAAGACTTTAACTGTCCTGAAATGCTTTTCCATTCTCCTTCTGTTGTCCACTTATCATCCTTCTTAATGTTTTTCGTTAAGAAAGGGTAAGCGTCTTCTTGTCTCATTCCTTTTAATTTAAGGAAGACTGTTTTCTGTGATTCACCGTTTGATAATCCCATGATTGTATTTGATTTTAATTGATTACTTATTTAATAAGGAGGTTCTTCTGAACCATCATCCACTGTTGGTCTAGAACCCTTGAACACAGTACCTTTGTTGTACTCATGTTCTTCTTTTCTTTCGTCTGTAGGCATCTGTTCATATACATATTCTTCGAATGTAGGAAGGTCTTTTTTTGTGCTGACAACTTCTTCCCCTAAGATATTAATTTTAGCCCAATCACGCAAAGGATTTACGTTATTTGAGTCATAAAATCCTAAAAAACCTTCATAGTTTTTGTAGACTAATTTGACAGGCTCATCATCTGGAGTTTGCCTACCTCCTGACCATTGGTTTTTAATCTTATCTATATGTATTTCTGTTACTATTCTTAGTTCAGAATGCTTGTAATATCTATGGATAATCATAAGGTCATCTACCTTGTTACCCCATTTACCACCTCCTTCGAGGTCTACACCTCTACAAGGCATTTGATATCCTTTCATCTCTCCTGATTGGTGTACTCGTCTATTTGCTTCGGATGTAGGGTGCATATTAACTGTGAGACCTACCTTCCTAGACATAGACCATTTCTTAAACTTGTCAGCTACAGCGTAGTGGTAGTCATGGATACTAAGCTTTCTGTCTATCTCATCGTAACACAATTTCATAATAGAATTATATGGGTCAATAACAAAAGATCCTATTGACTCTTTAGAAAGTATCTGATCCGCTACATCGAGGATATCTTTGTATGATACATCCTCTTCTATTTCTATGAATTTAAACTCTTTGTTAAGGTATGCTAGGCATTTATCTATTTGTGTCTTATCCTCTTTGTAGATAGCGTTTATTTTTTTACCTATTAGAAGCTCTATCATAGACATCTTTACTGTCCACATTCTATTCTCTGGACAGAAGAAGGCTGTTCTCATGCCATGAAGTGTGTTCTCTAATAGCTTAAACAACCATATCATAGTTGACTTACCAGTGTTATAGATACCGCCAATAATATTGAACTGGTCATTCTTAAATCTATAGTACTCATCTAAGTCAGGATATCCCGTTGACTTTCCTATTTCTAGTTCTCCACTGGCGAACTTATATATATTCTCTTCCTCTGATGTATCTGCTAGGTATTCATGTGAGTTATCGAGGTCAGCAGGTTCATCTACCTTCTTGAACTTTGTCTCTGGGGTTCTACCATAACCCATTTCTTTTAGTTCAATAGCAGCTTTCTTGTGGTCTCCTCCACACTCTAGCATTGCATAGATAGAGAAAGGATTGTATGAACGATCAGACTCAAAGATAGAAGAGGTAGAAAAAACTCTCAGTAGGTTGTATGATGTATTGAAGTTACCTGATACGGGAGATGTAGCACCCGGTCTTTGCACATTTATTCTTGTTCCTCTTTCTCCAACAATCTTCCAATTATGTTTCAATAGAACAGACTGCCAATCTCCTCTATCATTAAAATCCTCCCAAGGAGTTAACCCTTGAGACCCCCAAGTGATGTTGGGTTTCTCCATAAATACAGGAGGCATAGTCTCATCAAACATCCTACAACAAGAAAAGATTACATCCCTTTCTTTTGTGGTTATAGTAGGTATTTTAGATATCTTTCCTTGGATAACCTCATACCCTTTAGTAGGAGCGCATACTATGTATCCTGCCTCTCCTCTGGTTTCTAGGAGAACTACTTTTTTCTCTCCGTTTTTTTGTTCGTCTTTTGTTCCTTCTCTGCTTGCTAATTTTACGTTTCCTGCTATCTGCTCACATTTATATATAAGATGATAACCGCCATTTACTGTTTTAGCAATAGTGAGTTTGTCATATAGACCTTCGCTAAATAAGTTTATTTTATCTTTTAGCCTGTCTATTAGATGTCCTTCTTGCTCATCGTATAGCTCATTCTTTTGATCTACATCTATTACTTCTATTCCTCCACTTACTTTTCCGCATACTAGACCTATTGCTTCAAATAGGTGAGCGTTTTCTTCTACATTAATAAATGTTGATTGATACTTTTTCCAAGAGCTTACGTTTGGTCTTTTGTCTTTTTTTAAAGGTACTATTGATAGCTTTTTAGCTATAAAGCCTTTTAGTATTTTTTTCTCAATCATGGTTTGTAAATGTGTGACCTTAAGTTTAGTAATTTTCTTTCATTTGTTCAACTACTTTATCTTCGAACTCAAGTTGATCCATTTCTAAAAACTCAAAAACTAAATCGGTTACGTCTATATCTCCCCAATGTATTGATATTATCTCTACCTCCTCTGGGCTTGGTGGATATCCGGGGTCTCCATTAGGTAAAGTATGGACACCAGGATCTGCTGGTGTGTAATCAAATTTCACTTCAATTTGTTGATCTCCTAAAATAATTGTTTCGTAGCATTTCATTTTTTAAACTTTTTTGCAAATTTCTTTAATCCTTCTATTTCTTCAGATGTTACTGAGCCTTTGTCATCTATCCTAGAGATGAACTCTAACAATCCATCAGATAGTAATATGTGCTGCTTTAGAAGCTCTTGGACAGCCTCTGCAAACCTCAACCTAAATTCTATCTGTTGTTTGTATTTTTTCTCAATAGGAGGGTTTGTAGGTTGAAACCCTGCCTTGTCTACTGCTGACAAACTATTTAATTTTTCCTCACACTGAGAAACTAAGTAGTCTATACCTTTTTTAATTTTATCCTCTAAATTCATTATTAATCCAATTCAGAACCATAAAGACTTCTGTTTTTAATACCACAAATCAAAGCTTTATATATATCACAATGATATTGCACTAAGTCACCGTCTATTATCATGCAAGTATTTCCAAACAGAGCTTCATTAAATTTTTCCATATTAATATTAGGATAATCTTTTAGTAATTCCTCTATTTCTTTATGAATAAAACCCTCTTTGTTCTTTGTTTTAAAGTTGTAAACTTTGTCTTCTATTTCTTTCATTTTTTAATTTTAACATTATTGTAAACGCAACCTTCGGCAGTCGCTCAAGCTCGTTTACAAGGTCATTAGCAAACATTAAAACGTTCACTTCGTTTTACTAACACGTTGTATAAATAATTTATTTACTAACTCTATTATCTCATCTGCACAATTAGGTTGTGCCATTGGATTAACTCCATATTCTCCAAGTATTTTCCAAATCATTCTTTCTTCCGTACTT